ATCAGGAACAACACAACCTAAATTTGTAGTCACTTCGCCAACCACAAAGTCAGCTATGTTAGTGCCTACCAAGCTCTTAATTGCATTCTTACCAAAGATGTACAGCGTATCTCTAAACTGTTTAATCTGAACAATCTCAAAGCCTACATTAATAACTGCAGCACCATTAGCTGGGTTAAAGTTTGTTTCTGCCAAAGGAGAAGAAACATATAAGTTATAAGGATCTGTTGTATCACCAGCTAAGAACAAGTGATTCTTAAAGGCAGCAGAAAACTTAGGACTATTAGGAGCATTGGCATCCGTAATTGGTGTATATGTAGTTCCATCATACACAGCCGCTGGATTGATTCCATCAGTTAATGCAAACTTAGAGGTGCTCCAATTAAATCTAGTAAACCTAACCTTCTTAACCCCCACCATCGTAACAGTTCCGGGAGTTGTAATTGCTACCCAAGTAGATGAAGAATTTACCCACCTATAAAAGTAGTCTGTACCAGAAGAAGGTTTGCGACAAGCAAAAATGCCATCATTCAAACCCTCGGCTACAAACACACCAAGAACACTACCTGTTCCTGTCACTGTTCCATAGCTATTAGCATATCCACTAATCCGTCTATATCCACCAGCAATGGCTGGCTCATAATTAATAAGCTGTGTGGCAGATCCGGGATACATCTCACCTTGAGATAGTACATCCCTATTGGTGTTCATTCCACCAATACAAGAAACCTTAAAGCCACTTATTCTGTCTGCCATTAAAACACTCTAGGATTAAAGGATGGCTTAACAATCATTGTTGAACGCATATACAAAGGCTCATCTAACAAAAGCCTACGCATTGTTCTAATACCTAGATCAAACTTCTCTTTATACATGGTTGCGCCTTGTTCATTAGATCTAAACATAAGCATATTAAACATAGCACCATCAAGCAACACACCATTAAACCTATCAGGAATAATAGCTACGTCTGTATCAGCAGACAGGGCAGCAGGAAAAGACCAATACTTATACTCAATTTCATAAGCCTGATCTGGTTTCGGAGTCACACCAAACTTAGACTCTTGTGTTTGATAAACAGCGACTGGAACACCACGGCCCCCAACACCTGTCATATCTTCATTGGGACGGTAATTATCTAAATGGTCTACATATGTCAAGACAGGTAGACGAGAAGGATCATTGTTTGCTGCTGTTAGCTGCTTAAGATAGAAACTTTCCCAATCAACACTAGACAAATCAGAAGGGAAGGAATATGTTCCCGTACCCGCTGTCATTGTTTGTGTATAAGTAGTAAGAGCAAAGGGCCATTCTTGAGCACCATGCATCAATTCTCTAATAGATGAATTGATAGCATTCTTGGCTAGAGCTTGAATGTTCCTAGCTCCAGCGAATTCGGTGGTGTCTAAAACAACCTCACCCATTCTTCGCAGCAATTCATTTGTTAAAGAAATAAATGTAGACATAATTTTTAAACAATAAAAGGGAGAGGCGGTTAAGCCCCTCCCTGCATCAACTAGCTATTAAGCCAGTTGCTCACGGTCTACAGTAGCAGGACCAACACGGTCTTGTGCGTCAACGATGACAGCAAAGACACGGATTGAACCAGCACTCAATGTAGTGGTTTCAGTAACCAACAGCAAGTCCAATGTGTCAGCAGCTCCAACCACGATTGGATAGCCAGCAGCCGCTGGAGTTGCGTAGGTTCCGGCAGTAGCTGAGCTAGTCACTGCAAAAGCAGCAACATAAGCAGCAGCAGTAACGCCAGTAACACCCAAGCTAACTGTACAGCTACCAGTAGCAGCAGTGATCACTTCAAAACCAGCAGCCAACACAATAGATTGTGCGGGAATCTGGAGAGCTTCAATCACATCAGCAGCAGCGAGAACGCTACCTTTGGCTGTAGCAGCAGCAGCCCAGCTAATAGTGTTTTCAACAACATAAGGCATGTTGCGAAGACTACGGCTAGGTTGTGTACCTGCACCAACAGCGTTTGAGAGAGTAGTAATAGTTGCCATTTAGTTTCTCCTTAAGCAGCGTTGTATTTAGCAGTGACAATGCCTTCAGGACGCAAGATTTTGCGGCCATAAAGATGCATACCACGCACGATGTCAGCGAAGCTGTCAGGATCACGATATGTTTCGGTCTTAGTGATTTGCTGAGCAGTTGCAATAGCAGAATCATGACCACCAACCATTATACCAAAGTCAGTGTTTTGGTTTGCAGTACCTGAAGTTCCAGCACCACCACCAATTTTTGGCAAGTTGTTGGAAACATAGATACGGAAACCATGCAAGTTGTTAATGACCAAGCCGTTCTGCAAACCAGAACCACCAAAGTCACCATTCAACAAACGGCTGTCTTCGTCCTTCAACATTTCGATGAACACAGGATCGACCACCAACCAGCGACCAGCGGAGTCAACAAACTGTTGATCCAACAAGCGGCCCATACGAGCAATCACCATCAATGGAGATGCAGTTGCTGTAGGCAGTGCAGTTGCACCGGGAAGACGGGGAGCCAGAGGAATGGAATGCTCACCAGCAGAGGCTGTGGTGATATTACCAAAGCTACCCTTTTTCAGCTTCATAGTAGCCAACAACTCATCAACACCAGCAGCAGTAACTGCATTAGTACCAGCGGCTGCTGTACGAGCTGTGTCAGAATTGACATGCTTGGCAGACTGTTTAAAGCCAGACAAGTAACCCAATACATCTTGGTCATACTGATCACGCAAACGGTACGCTGCACGATCAGAAGCCATCTGCATGAAGTTCACATGTGAGTGAGCTGCTTCGATGTCATCAATCTTGAAAGCGTAGTAGTTGGCTTGGTCAACAACCAATGTGAAGTCATCATCATTCAGATCTTGAGCAGTGATCTGTGTGCCACGGGCGTAGCTTTGAACAGACACTTCAGGTTCTTTAATGATTTTGACACTGTCGCCCATGTTTGCGATTTCACCAAAGTAATCATTATTGGTGATGTCTTCAACAGTAGACGCTTTACGGAATGCAAGTTGTACTTGCTTTGAATAGATGACTGGCGAGAAATTACCATTAGGTAGATTCCCGTAGCCAACTGCTTTTGGAAAGGCCATTTTAATATCCTCCTAGATATGTGTTAGGCATATAATTAAATACGCTGAACATCACCACAGAGGCTGTATTTGATGGGTGTGTATAGAACAGGGATGCCTCCACTTGTCTATACAGGCCAACAAACTTCAGGTTGTTCTGACAGTTTATTGTTTGCGTGACAGATAACTCTATGGGGTAGTGTAGCATTGTTACGGCCCATAGGAGTAAGACTAGATACCTAGTCTTGCTTAAAGTTATACCAGTTGTTTCAGATTTGTCAATACTTATCTAGCACTTCCGCTAACATCGTATACAAACTTACCTGATTGTAATGCTTTAGAAATAGCTTCTTGGTTCTTTTCGTACTCAAAGGTGTTCATTTTACTCACCTCTGACTCATAAAAGACACCATCTTTGCTTTCACCTGTAGGTGCAGAACGACTACCACGGGTGTTTACGCTTTCAGCAGCACCCCTATCTGAGGCAGTTTTCTTAGTCTTAATACCTTTATCGGCTTTGTATAAGTCGATGGCACGGGCAGCAGACACGGCATCACTCTCATTATCATACAAAGCATCTTGAATCCATTTAGGTTGTTCTTCAACCCAGCTATGGAAAGCATCATCATCACGGATAACATCAAAGTCTGGGTGTAGGCGTGTCAATTCAGCTTCTGCCTTGTCCTTAGATGTTTGATGTTCACGTTCATCTAGCTGTTTAAATCGTTCATCCAATGCTTGGGTTTGTTCCTTAGCCTTTTTAATTGCAATGGTTTCAACAATCTTTGCAACATCAGGGTAGGCTCTAGCCCAGTCATTCAACTCTTCTTCACTCTTAGGGAGCTTGATTTGCTTCTCTGTGCTGCTCTGTAGCTGTGATTGAAGCTCATCAATTTGCTTCTGTAAAGTTACTTGTTGTTGCTGAGAATGTCTACGCAGATCGCCATAACGCTTCTTAAAGCTCTTCTCTTCTGCGCTTAAGTTGCTGTCCTCAGGGTCTTGAGGACTGCTCTTATCTTCAGCCAATTCTTTCAACTCAGTTTCTTCTTGTTCAATCCGTTCCTTGTTAGCATTACGCTTACCAAAGGGAGCAAAAGCCTGAGCTTGTTGGTTCTGGTTAATTACCGCTTCTGTCATAACATACCTTTAAGTTGGGGCTAACTGTAGCTGCATAGCAGGGAGATAGGTAGCCATATAGTGGGAAATTGTTGACACTCACCAGCCCACCTCTGATTTGAGTATGCTAATTATATAATATTATTTCTTAGAAGCAATGCCTCTTTTTTGAGCAGGTTTTGTTTTCTTCATGCGTTTAGTAATTAAGCCACCTTTAGCCACACTACCTTCGCCACCATCAGATACACCACCGCCAGATGGCGCACTACCATCTCCACCACCACCACTAGTACCTACACCACTACCACCTACAGATACGCCACTATCAGCATCTAAAGATTCAGCATTTATAGAGGCAGCAGCAGCATTAGCAGCAGCGGCAGCAGCGGTGGCAGCAGCGGCAGCAGCATTAGCGTCCCCTGCGGCTCCTAAACTTGCATCTGTAGCAGCATCAATGCTTGTATTTGCGTCATCAGAAACGGGACTAGGAGTAGCATCTGAAATAGAAATAGCATTATTTGGAGTATTAGAAAGACCCATTGCATTTGCAACAGCATTGGCAACGGCTCCAATAGCAATACCAATTGCAGAGTTGCCTATACCAGTTCCAGTTCCTATACCACTACCGCCTACAGTAGCACCACCATCAAGCCCTGTTGGACCATCACCACCAGCCTCAACTGTCCCTGTGGCTGTAACAACTTCTTTCTTGTCATCAGTCTTCTTAGTCTCTGCAATAAATTGACCAGCAGAACCAGCAAACTCATATCCAGCAGGAATTTGAATGGAGGGCTTGTCATTAAAGAAAGTGATATACATCACCCTACCATCTTTATTCTTATAAGCTCTAACATCTAATGCTGGATTGGTAATGGATGTTTTAGGAATGTTGTATTTATTAAGAAGGTCTACACCGGGTTCAGCATAACCACCAGCACTAAACTTCTGCGCCCCCATCTGCTCACCATCAACTTCTTTCATGATGTCATCAATCTCAGAATCAAAACCATCTTCTTCTTGTAGAGCTTCTGGATTAGCCACCTCTTGAGAATTACCCATCTGACCAATCTCATTCATGCGAGATAAGCCTTGCTTAGCTTCATCACGAAGCTTCATCAATCGTTCAAGACCAATGTATCTAACAACATCAGCAGGGATTACAAACTCACCTTCGCTTATTTTTACATCAATGTCATCTCTCACTTCGTTCTGCAAAGAACCCGGAGGTACATCATTGCCTGACACAGGATCAACTGTGCCACCTTCGTCATTCATGCCGCCATCAGCGAACAATCTTTCTGTATCATTATTGTACATTTACTTCGTCCTTAAGATAACTTAGTCTGCGTAAAGCAGCAATGGCTCCTTGAGCCTTTCCAATTTCACGAACATCAGTAGCTTGTTCTAAGTTTTTATGCTGCTG